CAAAGATAGCACAAGTATTAACAAGAGCGTCAAAAGAATATGATTTTACTGTAGCAGAATCTCAAGTTAGAGATTTAGATGCTATTGTTGAAAAATTAAATACTACGTTTCAAGAAGAATTAAAAGAGGAGGTAGAAGCATTTAACTTCTTTTTAAATTAATGGCTAATAGTTTTATAAATAAAAAAGTAGATTTAACTACAACAGATTTAACTACACTGTACACAGTGCCTAATTTTAAAACAGCTGTTGTTAAATCGCTGTTAGTGTCAGAGGACGCTGGATCAGGGAGCACAATAACTATAACTTTAGTAAATTCTAGTAGTGCTATATTTAATCTATTTAAAGATAAAGCCATAGCATCTAAAGCAACAACAGAACTTTTAACAAACCCACTAG